GGGTGTTGGAGGAGGTTATAATGCAGCTTCTCATTCAAATGCGGGAAAGCCCCTCACAAAGATGATGAGTGAGCAAATCGTTAGCCCTTCTGTTGTTTCTGAAAAAGACCTGGGAAACAGTGCTATTTATGTTAGCACAAAGGATGCTTATACGCTTACAGATGGCCCGACTATCTTTCTAGCAGAAGACGTTGAGAAAATTGCCAAATTTTGCATTCAACAGGCAAACATTCCAGTTCAAGCAATGGAAGCAATTCTTGAAAAGATTGAATATAATAATCATGTTAATGAGAGAATTGATGAACTTGAGAAGAACCTGGAAACGTTGGAGGAGAAGAGCCAAACCAAGGTTTTGGAGTCTGATGGTGGAGGCAAATACGGTGGAAAAAATTATTCTAAGAAGGATGACGGTAAGAAGATTAATATGCCAAATGAAAATAATAAGGACATGAATAAGATTAACGAAGAGCTTGATAGATTGCGTTCAATGATCAAGACGGCCGAGTTGAATGAGACGTTTGTTCCAAATAAGGTTATGCATCTAAGAAAATGGGCGGATTCCCAACCGGCAAGTTCTGCATTTACAAGTGATATAGACAACCAAACAGTGATTGAAATCATGATGCTGAAGAATGTTGCGGACAATTGGAAGATTCTCTTGCTAATGGGCATTGGTGTTTTCACAAATCATCCAGATATTACATACACAGAAATTATGAAGAAGCTGGCGGATACACAAAAACTCTACATGATAATTGCATCTAGTGATTACATTTATGGAACCAACTACCAGTTCTGTCACGGATACTTGAGTAAAGACTTGGTTTTAACTCAAGAAAAAATGGTTCAAGCCATTGGTCGCATTGGCCGAAATAACATTCAACAAACATATTCAGTGCGGCTTAGGGATGACGAACAAATTAACAAATTGTTCTATGAGGAACAAGATAAGCCGGAGGTTAGAAATATGAACGCGTTATTCAGTGGAGCAGAGATTTAGTCAAATTTATAAATAATATATCTCATCTAAACATTAATTGTATTTATTGTATTTTTTTTATGATTCACAATGATAGCTGTGTTGCTTTTCATGTTTTTTGCAGTTGGTGATAAATTGCAGCTGGAAATGATTAATCCACCGGGAATTGTGTCAACATAAATATCTAAACCACCCGCAATAAATGCGGAATCATTTTTAATTATTTTTGCTATTAAAATGTAATCGTCATGTGCAAGAATAATATTAGATCTATTCACTAATTTTGTGTCTTTTATTAGCTTCACCATCTTTTTAAAACTGTGCGTAATTAGTTCTTCTTCTTTTACTTTTGGGTTTTCTAATTCAACAGTTTTCTTAACAGAGAGAAATAAAAATAAAAGTAATTCACTGTCTGTATTACCCTTCATATCTTTTAATAATACTGGGTCTAACAATGCGATAATTTCTCTAATCTTTTGTTTGAATTCAGGTAAATGCTTGAATCGTTGGTAACCTTTTAATCCCTCTTGTGTTTCTAATAATAAATCACCGTGGTGCATGAATATTGTGTCCTTGTATGAAATGGGGTGAGTGTTTTCAATGCATCTCTCTTTTTCAACGCGGTATTTTGATACATTTGTTTTATTGATGTTTCTGGCGTGCGCTAAAATAACTTTACTAGAGATGTTGTCTACTTTTTTGAATATATGTGGGTCATCTCTGTAATGGACAGGTTTTTTATAAGTATGCCAGTCCTTGTCATTATACCAACATAATCCAAATCCGTCTTTTATATCTTCTTGTTCACATCTATCAAAAAAGTTTAATAATTGTCTTTTTGGTTCATTGTTTCTTGAACTTTTTGTTATTGAAAAAAATAAACGACACATTTGTAGTTATATTATGAATACAAAATAAATTTTGCAAATATAAATTAATATATTAATTTCGTCTAATAAAACAAAAAAAATCCTTTGATTGAATAAGCATGCCATTATTATCAAAATAATCTGGTTCATAGTATTCGTATAGTGATTTGTGTTCAAGATGTGTAGTAGAATCAAAAATATCCAAACTACTTTCTATAGACATTTGTTTTAATTGTGATTCAGAATTAAACCAATAGTCATTATTTGGCATAATATGAGAACCATATGTAATTCCTAATTTTGATATATTTTCAAACCATTCTCTTTTTATAAAATATACTAGGTTTTCACGAATTGTTATAATATACTTTCCGTTTAATAAATAATTACGCACGGCATCTAATAACTCATCTTCTGTGTTAGCTTTTAATAAATTGTTATAATCAAAATTTAATATATTGTTATGGCAAATAGATTTACATAACATTCTTTTTGAATTGTAAAAAGAATTCATAAATGAAATTAAAACTTCGTTACGCGCGATTGATTCATAGTTTCCAAATGTTTTTATTTCTTCTAGCATTTCTTTTATTTTTACTGTTGAATACTGGTCTTCCCAATTAAAATAAATAGGGTCGGTTAAAATAACATCGCACCTTGTTCTTAAAATATAATCGTATTTAAAATTATTTTCTTGTTCTTTTTTTTCTATATCCTGGTAAGCAAAATACATTTGATAATATTCAATCATAGAACCAGATGTTCGCAAATAATGTTTCCAAGATTCATCTATATTCATGCTTGACAATAATTGTTCTCTTGTATTTATCCACACTTCGTCGTTATTATCTAACCATTTTACACTTTTTAAATTTTCTCCAGTGTTATCTCTTAGAAATTTATCATAATGTTCCATATTATCGCTTTGCAATACAGCAAAAATGTGGCGGTTTTCATCTAATAAAACATTTTCTTTAAAATATTTCATAGTTTTTTCAATAGTTCGGACGAGGCCTGTATAAATAATAGCTACTTTTTTTGTATTGTTCATTAAAAAATTTTTGTATTATACTTTGTAATAGTTTTTAAATGTTATTATATAGAAGATATAAATTACAAGTATTCGTCAATAATTCGTATAGTATCTGTTGGTAGACAAGTTTTTTCCAATATATCTTCAAGCATTTCTGCTTTATAAAACCAATGCAACGGAGTATATTGTAAAACGTTTTGATTTGTTACAGGGTCAACCCTCTTTTTTATTAAATAACTTAGAACTGCATTAGTGAAAACGGCTAAATATGTTGCTCTATATACAGTTTCAGGTCTATTTGGATGAAGTTCATAAAAGTAATATTTTTTTCCTTCTACTAGTTCATCTGTGTTCATTTTGGGTTGTTATATAATATGAAAATTAAATAACAATCAATTTTTATTTTCTATTTGATTTCTTATTTGTTCTAGTTTTCTTTTTAATAGTTTTCTTGGATTTTCTAGTTTTTCTTGTTTTCATCTTTTTCTTTGAACCTCCGTCTATTTTAAGTTTAAATCCACGTATTTGTGGGTTTTCTACACCTTCTTCCCTTTGTTGTTTTATCCCTTCTATCTGTTCTTCTTCTATTTGTTTCAAGAACTGATGATATCCTGGTCCGCCGCGTCTAGTTCCCCTATCTGGACGACCAGTTTGTATAATCATTGATTCTTTTAAAGCTTTTTGGGTGATGTTGTGTGCTTTTCTCCTGTTAAATTTCTTAACATTATTATCTATATGTGAAACGCATATTTTTTTATCTAAAGAGGTTGATATTAATATATTTTTTACCTCTACATCTACATTAGAAAATTTTCCAGTTATTAATTCGCTCCAAAACAATGCAGTTATTTCTCCATAATGCTTTTTTAATAATGTGGCAAATTTATAGGTTTTTGCATACCATATGTATATGACACCATCTTGCGAGCCAGCCGCGATATAATTTTCATTTATTGCGACACGTGATAAAGGAGTTGATTCTTCTTGCAATGTATTATTCAATATAAAACTAGTTCCAGTAAACTTCCATATTTTTACTGAACCATCTTCAGAACAGGAAACTAATCGGTCGCTACTCTCGGTCCAAACTACAGAACGAACTGGTTTGGTGTGTCCTTGCAATCTTTGCATAAACTTTCCAGTCTCAGGATTCCATATGATTATAGTATTGTCTTCTGAACCGGATGCTATATATTTTCCATCTGGGCTCCATGCCACTGCGATAATTGGTGCCGTATGAAAACGATTATACCCTCTAAAAACCTCTTTTGTTGTGGTCCAATCACATTTCCATTCTTCACGCTCCCAATCAGTTTCTTTGCGTTGGTTTTCTTCCCACTTGTCATAACTATATTTTATATCAGATGAGGGTCTTGCATTCCAATCTATATCTTTTAAAGTAATGTTTTTTGCTTTTATATGAGGTAAATCTAAATATCTTTGTTCCCAATTTATTGCTTTTCTTAAACTTACGCTCCACATGCGCAGTGTTGTATCAGATGAACCAGATACTAATCTTTTACCATCTGAGCTCCATGCTATAGAATTTACAGCTCCTGTGTGACTTGGAACTATTTTAATCTCTTCTCTATTGGGTGGGGTTTCGCCTCTATCCCATGCATCTTCATCATCTTTCTCTTGTTGTTTTTTCTTCTCTTCTTCTGTTCTTTTATCTTCTACTAATTTCAACTGCTCCATTCTTTGTTGTTCTGCTAATTTCTCTTTTTCTATTCTTTCCTTTTCCAATCTTTCTTTTTCTTTTGCTTCCCTTTCTAATTTCTCTCTTGCCTCTCTTGCGGCAGCTGATTTTGCTACAACCTCATATAAATCTTCGTCGTTTTCACTAGAATATACCGTAGAGGAATCTTCATTGTCATCTTCATCGTCATCTTCGTCATCTTCGTCGTCGCTTCCATTTCCACCGCGTTGTGCCTCTTGGCCTAATACTACAGGTGGGTCGCAATATTTATATTTTTGTTTACTGAAGTCAGTATATTCGCCCCTACAATATTCACGACATACTACAACTATAGTATTTCTATCTGTTCCAAAAGCAATTTTGTCTTTTTCAGGTGAATTTTTATATTTTAAAGGATGTGTATCTGTTCCTGGCCTCGCATAACTATCATACTGAATTTTTGTTTGTAGCGCACCTGGACTTGGTGCTATGCATAATATTTTACCTTTATTCAATAGACAATTTTCATTATAATCTTTCCACGTAAATTTGGTCTTCTTAGGGTCATAAGTTTCTTCATTAGGTTGAGCTCCTCTACTTCCTTCATTGTAATACCGTTGATTAACTTCTCTAAATGTTTCGCCTAAATTTCCAATTGAAAAATAATCGCCTTGTGACAATACCAATTGTCTAGCCTTTGGTGTAGGTTTTTTATTTAATTTGTCTTTTGGATCTCCTGGTGCAGCTGGAACAAATGCGGCTGCAAATATGGGCTCTTTTGCAGTATCAATGCAATAATCACCGGTTTTATCATCAACATTTTTACCGTATTTTTTTGTATAATCTGGTCTTGTAATTGCAGGTGTTGTCATATATATTATTGATATAATATCTATAATATCCAAATTTTATAAAAACAGTGATTAACTTAAATTTAATTGTGGTATCTTTTGGTTAAACGTATACAACCATCCGATTATTAAATGCTGTTCTGCAAATAGGACACGTTCTAATAGTCGGATTTAGTCCACATTCTGCGCAGGCGCACAGATGATTGCATGGCATAAACAATAGGGTTCTTTCTCTCTCCATGCAAATTGCACAAGAACGTTCACGAGGAAACGCTGGAATTTGTTCTGGTGGAGCAATAGTAATGCCGTTTGCTGGTATAGGCCGAATATAAAATGCCAAATGATAAATGCGCGCGCCATAATAATCGCAAATTGTCATGTCACTCGGTGGTAGGGCTGGTGCATCTTCTGCTGCCATTCCTATTATTAATTCTTGCGCAGTGTCCACAAACTCTGCATTTTCCAGATTAAAATCTTCAATAACTTTTTCTCTCATGATGTTGATGAACTGTTCTGTAGTCCAGTTCAAATCTACGTTGTAAAACGCAGTCCGAGTGGTTCTGGCAACTTTGAAATAAATGGACATAGTTGAACTTGTGGTCATTTTAAGTATTTGATAATATATATTTATGTTATATTTTGAAATCAATTTTTTTATTTTCAAAGGCATAATTAAAATATGTTTATATGTATATTATGAGAGACAACATTTATAAATATTCAAATCCTGCTCAGGCACAACGAATGGCCTACAAGTATTTAGGTAAGAAAAATGGTAAGCTTTTTAGAAGCACTCGCAAGGAGAAGAAGTATATGGTAAAAGAACCAAAAACTAAAAAATGGGTATACTTTGGTCAAATGGGATACGAGGATTATACCAAACACAAAAACAAAACGCGGAGAAAAAATTATTTGAATAGATCATCACGTATGCGAGGTAATTGGAAAAACAACAAATTTTCGGCAAATAACTTGGCGATGCATGTGTTGTGGTGAAAACTATTTTCTTTTACTCTTTATTATGATATGGAAATGAAATAATTGGGAAAGTAAAAACAAAGAGCGTTGCCCAGATTTTAAAAAATGTTACCACATCATCGCAATTTATTCGTTTTTGCGTAATCTCGTGTTTGGTTAAAATAGGATAATCTTGCGGCATTGATGAGTTCGTCTTTTTTTGAAAAGGTAAGAAAAAATGGGGAGTCATAAACATTTGACTACTCAAAGAGATATAAGATAGAAATAACAATAGTTTTTTAAACATATTATTGTTATTTGTTAGAACGATTTTAAGTCTTTTTACACATATTATTGTTATTTGTTAGAACGATTTTAAGTCTTTTTACACCTTTTCTCATTTGAAACGCCCAAGTTTTCAGCAAACCACATAGACATTTGCTTTTGGGATTATATTGCTTGGGTCGTAAATGAAATAAGGTTGGAAGATTACTCCTCCTGTAAAATCAATAGTAAGGAATTTCGCCTTACGATAGTCCAACTTTACCCAGTAAATACTGGTGAAGGACGAAATGAGTAGCATTGTAATGTGATTTGTTTGATTTTATATCTCACACATTACGCTAGGGCTCTCTAATGAGATGCGAAGCAACCTCATTTATTCTCATTGTTATTGCTTGTATAATAAGTTATAAATGTCTTTATATTGTTATTTCAACACATTTATAATGGGCGTTTTAAATGAGAAAAGGTGTAAAAAAGGTGTAAAAGATATATAAAATGCTGTAATATTAACCGCCGCGAAGACGGAGAACCAAATGCAAGGTACTTTCCTTTTGCACGTTATAATCTTCTAGAGTGCGTCCGTCTTCCAATTGCTTTCCGGCAAAAATGAGACGCTGTTGGTCAGGAGGAATTCCTTCCTTATCTTGAATCTTGGTTTTAATGTTATCAATTGTATCACTTGGTTCAACTTCAAGAGTGATAGTTTTTCCAGTCAAAGTTTTCACGAATATTTGCATTTTATGGTTTAATATGGTGTAATGTTTTTAAGTGGTTTTTTCTTCGTATTTTGCTTTTACCTTCTCTAGAAATTTCTCTAATTGTTCTTGCAAATCATATTCTTCTGGCAAAATCATTTTAAGGTTTAATCGTTTTCCATCAACTCGTTTTTCAAAAACAAGATGAGATTTCTCGCGCATTGTAATTAATGAGACATATTTTGGTAAAACTGGTGAATCTTTATTTGGATAAATATCATTTTCTAAATCATCAACAACTTTATTTGCATGTGCAAGTTTTTCCTGAATGGACGACTTATTAGATTTTGTAGTTGCCCACGGTTTGTCTAACTTGGGATGCTTTTCAACCTTGAAAAACTCTCTTTGTTTAGTATGTTCAGCATCTAACCATTCTTGATAATAAACCACATATTTTTTTAGCATATCTTGGGTTATACCCTCTGGTAAATCTTTTGCACTAGTTTTTCTTTCCCTTTTTGTTCCTTGTTTAATTCCTTTTGAGTTTTGTTCTTGTTCTTTTCTTGTAGCGAGTCGTAAATTTTCTAGTGTATTATTTAAAGGATTTTGGTCAATATGGTCAACACTAACATTTTTTGTTCCTTTTCCATTTCCATGACAATTAGTAATTATTTGGTGGATATAAAAACATTTTTGTTCAAAGTTATGCGTTTGAATATATCCATTTGATGCTTTATACCAAGTTAACTTTTTATTATTATTTACATTAATTTCATATTCTAATATTTTTTGATAGCTTTCAACGCACAATTTACAAATTGTATTTTTTTCACAATACATTAATAAATATTCCTTATCATTTTCTTTTACTCTCCACATAGGATTTTTCATAATATTTGCATCCTGACCCATAGTCAAATAATGACCGTTAATATATTCAATAATCTCATATGCATCAAGAATATTTTTGTGATACCAATGGTATATTTCTACATTGCACCTTCTAAGATCTAACGGATTTCCATTTTTAAAAACATAATAGACCGATTCTTGGCTAAATGAAAATATGAAATCTATATAACTGAATCTTTTATAGTTATAAGAGTATGAAGGATACAAATCATCGTCATTTGCAAAAACAAAGGTTTTATTAAAATTTATAATTCTATCCTTGTCGCTTAAATCAACAAGGTAGGTCTTGTTATTATATTCAATAACACCACATAATAATTCTATATTTGTGGAATATACCGGTTTCATAGTAGGTTGCATGAATAATAAATCACAGTTATTATATGAATCAATTTTATTCATATTATAAATTGTAATAATATGAATTATTTAAGTAGTTTTAACACAAAAATATATAAGCAAATTTGGAAAGACCGCCCAATCCGCTCAATTGCTATAGGCTAATCCACCCATGCCGCTCATGATGCGGAGGACGTTGTAGTTGGTGGCATAGACACGGACCTTGGCAGTGCGAGTGCCCTCAACGGTGGCGTTGGAGAGCACAAGTTGGAGTGTGGCATTGTCAATGCGTGAGAAGTTGCAAGTGCCTGAAGGTTGGTGTTCCTCAGGGCGGAGGGCAAAGCTGTAAACGTTGATACCCTCATCAGGGGAGCGAGTGTGGCATTGGTAAGGTTGCACCCATGAGAAGTAGGAACCTTCACGCTCAGAGAAGCGGTCTTGGCCGTTGAGTTGGAGCTTGGCAACAACCACGGGGTTCTGGCCCCAACAGTGCATGTCAAGGGATGTCTCGGAGAGCACGAAGGTGCCGGCGTCGGACACACTTGAGCCCTGGTTGTAGTTTCCGTATGAGGGGGTCAATTGGCCAATCTGGGAAAGGCCAAGTTGGGCAAGAAGGGCAGCAGCGCCGTTGGCGGAATCAGTGCTGTTCAAGCCGTTGGCTGGGCTGTTGGCTCCACCAAGGTGGGGGCCAGTCAAGGAGTTGTTGTAAACACCTCCGTGCCAGTAGCCAGTGAAGCCAGCAGGGACATACTCGTCCATGGCACCAGCGTCTTGGAAGAGGCCGCGGGCGTCAATGAAGGCGTTTTGGCCAGCAAGCTCGGAAGGTCCGCCGAAGGAGTGGATGGCGTTGGGAAGAGCGTCAATGGCGTCGGTGTAGTTGAAGGGCTGGGCACCAAGGACGTTGAAGAGGGTGCCACCGCAAAGGAGGGATGAGCAGTAGTCAACGTTCTGGTCGGGTTGGACAACCCAGATAAGCTCCTTCACAGGGTGGTTGAAGTTGAGCTTGATCTTGTTGGAGGATGAACCGACGGACTCATCACCAGTGAATTGGAGCTGAGTGATGAGGTACTCGTGGGGGTTCTGGGCAAAGCGGCGGCGCTCGTCCGTGTCAAGGAACACGTAGTCAACGTAGAGGGAGGCAGCAACAAGGGACTGGTTGTAAGCGATGGTGG